AGAGTCTTTCAACGTTGTACAGTATAACATTACCTGATATTTTATCAGAATATGATTTAAATGTAGAAGATCCTTCAAATGAAATGGAAGTGGCACTTGTTGAAAAACACATTGCTGCAGCTACCCTTAGACTAGCATCAGTTAGATCAAAATGGTTTACTGATAATTACATGTCGGTTGGTACACGCGGGTTAGGACGTGGATCAGAAAAAGCAGTAGTTGGTTTAAAGTCACCACTTGAAGTATTATCGCAAGTACCTCAATTTAAACGTATACCTGGATTGCAAGAGTTAGCAAATTTACCAGTAAACATGGATGCAGAAGTACGTCAAAAAGAAAAGCAAACATATGGTAAACTAATGGATGCAATTGACGAAAAACTTCCAATTATTATGGTTCAACTTGGTAAACAAATTGAAGATATGGATTTGCAAAATGCAGGTACCTCATTAGCTCGTTATATTAGACAATGGGGAAGTAAAAAAGCTAATGCAACTAACTATAGCAAAGATATGTCACGTGGCATTACATTGAAAAAACAAGGTGATGCGTATGTTGCATCGCATAAGAAAGACTATCACAGAAATAGCGATTTAGTTAAAAAACCTGAACCTAAACCGGAAGATAACAGAGGAAAGCAAAATCAACAAGTGCAAGGTATCATTCAACATGTTCTTTCACAACTTGATCCAAAAATTGCACATGAAGTTAGACAAGCTATTGCCAAAGCTGGCGATAATCAATTACAAGCATTAGGTGCTGAGTTAAGTAAACGTGGCATCCAAATGGAATCAATGTACTAATAAGTACTCATAAGAAAAGGGCTAATTAGCCCTTTTCTTAACGATTGTAAATATACATAGTGACTTCAAAGCCAAAACGTAAATCAACATATGTTGGTGTTTCCCATTTCATAATTATCACCTCCTTTTTTTATCCGCCTGCAATAACTTTGCTTGATCCTGAAGTAATAGTATGATCACTATACGAATCACCTTTCCTTCCGATCTTTTTACCATTTGCGTATACTGTTCCACTAAATGTACTAAGTGCAGGTGCATGCGGTGTACACTCTGGCCCGTTATGACTAGCCATTGTATCGCCTTCTCTAACAACACCTACGCTTTCAACAAATACATTATCTGACCCAACATCAGTTGCTGATGTTGATGGTGATTTGCATTTATCTCCAGAACCATCTGGAGATGCTACAGAATCAGTACCTCCTTTTCTAGCTACCTCTGGCATTATAATATAAGACTCGTAGTTGCTTCGGTGTATGATTTTGCTGATTCTCTTTCAGTTGCTTCTAATACTACTACTGTAGCAGCAGCGATTTTAATTGTTTTGTCTTGATCAACAGTAAACAAATAAGGTGCCATTCCAATTCCACCTTGTGCAGCTGCTAATACACGTGGTTTTGAAACTTTAATGTATTTGTCAGTTTCTTCAACTAATGATGCAATTAGTTCTTCGCCTGAAGTAAGTTTAATTGTAACTACTTCACCTGGTGATACGCCTTTATCTATAATCATAATTTGCCTTTAAGTATTGTTGTAATTCTGAAAAACCACCGATGTAATTGTCATCAATTTTAATCTGCGGTAATGTTCGTGCTGTTGGTACTTCTTCTAATAATTGTTCTTTAGTCCATCCACCATTTGAAATGTTTCGTTCTTCAAAGTTGATGTTTTTCATTTGTAACAAGCTCTTAGCTTGTAGGCAGTACGGACATTGGTCCTTCGACCATATAATTGCTGTCATTTAATAAAATCCTTGTACGGGTTTGACCAATCAATTTTTGCTATATTGGCCATCATAGCTTTTACTCTCGCTGGTGAATTTAGTGCTATTGCTTGATTTGCATTTCCTGCAGCGCCGTTACCCTTGCGAGATTTTTTTAAATATCTGTCCGACCGCATTGTTCATCGCCTCTACGTCTGTCTTAGTCCATAATCCATATGATGGTTGTTTTCCTTCTCTAAGCATTTCGCATGGACATACAGGATCATCGCCCTGCGGTCCCATGCATGCACAAATGGTTAAATCGTTGTATTCTTTCATAATTACCTTATGATGTTTAAAAACTGTATTATACAATATTATTATCATCCTGTCAATAATATTGATAAATAAAAAATGTAGTTCACGATATGGGGATATCTAACTACTCTAACGCCGCGGGAGGCATCAGCAATGATATTTATCGATAACAAATACACACGATTATATTTTAAAATAATCAATCGCGCTAACTCTAAAAGATTGTCTGAGTATTCAGAAAATCATCATATTATTCCAGAATCATTTTTTATTAATCGATCTAGAAAAGGACCTGCCGGATGGCTTAATGGAAACCCAGAAGATTCATCAAATATTGTGTCGTTAACTGCAAGAGAACATTTTATTTGTCATTGGTTACTTATTAAAATGACTACCGGAGATGCTAAACACAAAATGATATTTGCTATAACGATGATGAAACGTAAAGGCACAAATCAACAAAATAGATATAACACTATGATTACTAGTAGAGTTTATGCAATTTATAAGGAACAATCTGCTAAAATAAAAAGTGAGATATATTTTGGTCGAGTGCGGAATAAAACACTATATACATTTTGTCATTCTAATGGAACAGTAGAAACTTGCTCTATACTAGAATTATCTCACAAATATAATCTAGAGCGTTCTAGTATTGCGCATCTTGTTAAAAAACCGTTTGGAAAGCATCATGTAAAAGGATGGTCTATTAACCATCCTATATTAGATACTGCTAGAAGTGTATTATATTCCGGCTCAGGAGGACCAAAGTATGATCATACTGTTTATTCATTTAAACATAAAAGTGGAATAACTGAACAATGTACTAAGTATGATTTATTTTCTAAATATAATTTAGCTAGAGACGGAATATATTACATTTGTAATGGTAAACAAAAATCATCACAAGGATGGTTTTTAGATATCAGGTAACTCGGCGTAGTTAACGTCGCCGCCCATTACTCCTACTACATAATTTACACTCTCCGACTCTTGTAAAGCAGTTTGTTTTTTACTGGGGTCGGAATGTTTTGTAAACCACGGTATAGGTGTTGATTTAGGGGCTATTGCTTTATATTTAATACCAACTTCTTTTAAAGCGTGTACTGCAGTATAGTCAACAAATTCTTTTAAGATGTTAGCATTAAGTCCAATTACTGGACCTTTTAAAAATAAGTAATCTGCCCATTCTTTTTCTTCTCTAATCACATCTAAGTACATATTATACACTATTTCTTCGCACTCTGCTTTAATTTCGGTAAAACGCGGATCATCTTTTATTACCAAATTGATCATATAAGCAGTCCACTCTTTGTGTAACAGCTCGTCTTGTAAAATTAATGCAATAATATTACCGTTACCAATAAACAGCCTGTTTTCGACCATTGCTAAACTAGTAGCAAATGATACCATAAATCGGAATGCTTCTAATGCATAACTTGCGTGTAGTGCAAGCCAAATAGCTTTAATGTGGTCTCTTTCAAGAACTTCAATACCAAGTTCTTTTTGACAGTTAAGTTTATGCAATCTATTGTAGTATTTGCCAACACTACTTGCCATGTCAACAATTTCTTTAGTATCATGTATAGTGTTAAATATCTCTTTTGGAATGTTATAGATATTACGAATAATATGGCTATAACTGCGACTATGAATATTTGACTCATAGAAGCCCCAGTTAAGCATTAGCAGTTCTGCTTCAGGTACACTTACTACAGGTGTAAACACTTGTGTAGGTCCGCGGCCTTGCAAACTATCTAATGCAGTTTGTCTTAGTAAGTTACTAGTGAATATATGCTTAACTGCATCACTCGCATCTTTAAAATCGTTAGCATCTTTACTTAATGATATTTCTTCTGGTGTCCAAAAGAAACCTCTAGCAGTAGCTTCATATTTTTGAATACGCGGATACCGTACTTCTTCAAATCGTTGAATTGTAACGGTACCGTCTAGAAATAACTTTCTAGACAAGTAGTTAGTGTGTTCACCTAAATTATATTGTTCTTCACTCATAGCTACACCGATACGTTAGGTATAAAATCATGATGTCCGTCGAATCCGTCAAATCCGTCACCTGAGTAGTTTATGCATAACCCATTTTCTTTATCAATGTAAACACTTAATACATCATCCTCAGATAATGCAGCAAGTATAGGACCTTTAGCTTCGTCTTCAATTATAAAATTGTCAGGTACACCCCAAAATTTTAATTTTTCTTTAAGTCTTTCATCTAACAATTCGTCATTTGTTACTTCTCTTGTTACAAGTTCATTCATTGTTTACAATCCTTATTGTGCTTTTTTCGTCTAGTGCATACCACGCACTTTCAAGATACTTAGTTATGTCAGTTAATGTTTCTTCTGGAAGACGCATTACCCATTCGTTAGTGTTAACATCGTGTTTAAGTGGTAATTCAACTTTTAAATTATGCCTCATTGATATTACTAATTTTTTGTCCATTATATATCCTAATCAATATATTTGTTAATAAGTTTAACACCCAACACTGTGCCAAGTAAAATTGTTAGTAACTTTGCAACAGTTTCCCAAGGAATATCCTCGTTAAATGCTACCTCGGCTATCATAAATGGTAATTTAATTTCAACTCTATTATTATCGCTAGGCGGAGTAGCCCCGTCTTCTAACACATTTGCAGGCTCTCGAGTACCACTAACTTTTGCTTCATCTACTAAACTACTGTTATTAATTGATTGTATTTGTGTAATAGGAGTATAATAATCGTACATTACATACGTTGCTAATAATACCATCGATAGTACAAAACTAATTATAATTGTTTTTTTCATTTTTTAAGTATCCCTAATGATACCAACAGTAAGCATACTGCAATTAGAATCATTTCAGATTGCGTTTGAATGTGCTTAACTGCGTGTCTTGTTAAATAAGCAGCCTTCCACTTATAATACGGAAGGCCTCCGTTTTCTATTGCGTGTAAATTAACTAACTGTTTCATTTATGTAGTTCCAGTTTATTATTTTCCATTGGTTTTCTAAATACTTTTTCTTATCTGATTGATAGTCTAACGCCCATGCATGTTCCCACCAGTCAACTAACAGTACAATGTCTTTTTTAATAGCATGATTAGTTATTGTTTTAATCTTACCATTTTTAGCAAGATAAACCCAACCACTGCCTTGTATGCCCATTGCTACTTTTAAAAACTCTTCTTTAAACTTATCAAAAGTTTTATAATGTGTTTCAATTAACTCTAACACGTTGCCAACTGGCTTGTTTAGGTTGCCAGTTGACTCTTGATACTGTTGGAATAAGATGTTGTGTAAAAATACGCCTGCTTCGTTAAACACAGGATCACCTTCTCCTGCATTATAACGCTTTGCGTATGTTTTAGCAAGATT